CGCTCGCTCTTATCTGAGTTGTATTTTTGACGAATTACACGGAACGCAAAACTCATTTGATCTACATCGCCGCGTTCAATAAGTGTGTAAAGATCGCGCCCTTCTTGTGTGTCTGCAATTTCTGCATTCATTAACAAACCGCGATCATCTTCAGTTAGCGTAAGGGTGCCATTCTTTGTGCGAGCCAGTGGCAAACCTTCGTGGTTAACAAGTAATCGAACATCTGGGGTTTCGGCAAGTGTCTTGCGAAATGCGCCAGGGGCGATTGTTTCAATAAATGGTAGTGGAACGCTTTGGTCATTAAATACTGCTGCGTAACCGCGAAGGCGCATTGTGCCATCATCTGCTTGGCGTGCCTCTATATCTTGAACCGTATATGTACGGCGCTCAATTTTTTTCACTTTGCTCCTTGAGTTAGTAATTATTTAACCTCATAAACCGCTGCTGGGTCTGCAGGGTCAATTGTTGATACTTGCTGCAATTGGCTAGATGGTACGCCAGTGTGTTTCATATCTGGCAAACCAACTGCTGATATTACGGCTGCTGGGTCAAATCCAACTTGAATTAAACTTGCTGCGATTTCGGCTCTTAGCTTTAAGCCAACATCCTTAGCATCGCTTGCATCAATGTTTTGTAACGGCACACGGTACTGATCACCGCTTTCAATTGGTGACATATCCTCGTATGCGTGAACATCGTTTAACGAAAGGAAACCTTCACGCAAACCTTTTGTATAAGCATCATATCGCTCAAGGGTTGTGCCTCTTAAAAGTGCATCAAGGTTAAATCTTATAAATCCATCTGCTTCAGGTAGCAATTCTGATAACGCCTGCTCAATTCTTTCTAAGATTGGGCGCAATGAGTGCTGAACAAATGAAAGGTTTTGGGCTTCAACAGATGCAAATGACATTGCACCCGCGACTGGATGACCCAATAAAGATAACGGAACGCGAAAAATGCGAGCAATTTCTTCAACTGAGAAGCGGCGAGTGTCTAGTAACTGGGCATCTTGGGCGTTAATTTGTAACGGTGTAAATGATGCACCGCCTGAAAGTATGCCGATCTTGCCAGCCTTAAATGGGCCAGTGTGGGTTATATTCCAATCACGCCCAATATCTTGTGCTTGCTCTTGTGTTAACTCACCTGGAACTTCAATCACACCGCCAGGGTTGGCAGCGTTTCCAAAGTATGAGGCGGCATAAGTATCGGCTGCCATTGCAGCACCAATTGTGGTGCGACAGGCGGAGATTGGGCTAAGCCCGTACCACTGACCAGGCAAGCGGAAATCTGGAATATGTAAAATTTGTGTACCATCTAAAACTTGTTCAATATAACCGCCACGGTCTTTAATTTTTACATAATAAACAAAAGGTTCACCAGGTGCCATTCTTTCAATGCGCACATAACGCGGGTCTATTACATAAAGTTCTTTGACATCACCCATATCATCGCGCACTGTCAAGATGAAAGCGTTGCCTTCAAGTTTGAATGAGGTAACAATCTGCTCATAAAATTCAAGGCGTGTTGTTTCAGGGTTTGGCTTATTTACCCAAGCAGGAGTTTCGCCATAAATAACTGCATAAGGTAGGCGATTGCGACCACGGCGAACATAAGCGCCAACAGGTAATGATGAAATTGTATCTGCAAGCAAGCGCACGCAAGAATAAACAGTTGACATTCTAATTGCAGATTCAGCATCTACAACAACGCCAGCCATTGTTTCAAACGCTGGGCGCCCTGGAATCAATGGCTCAATGTATTGGTTATTGCTGCGCTTTTCTCCTGAATCGCGCAAACGCTTAGATAAACTCATCAATTAGCCTTTTCTGTTAGCCATACTAAGAAAGAACCTGAAACTATTAAAGCAACTGGTATTGAAATAATCGCTAGTCCAGCCGTCACAAGGGTTGCCCCAATGATTTCAACAATAACTGCTACATCAAACTTCTTCATTTTGCTCCCTAAACCTGTATTGAAAAGAATCTAGCAACTGGTGCAGGCGGCTCTGCTGGTTGTGTTGCTCTGTCATATCCAAAAATGGATGCAACTGCAGCATCAACCTTGCGCCGACTGCTTGCTTTGGCAACCATAACCCCCCGACTTGATTGCTTGGTAACGCAGTTTGCTATATGGCGGGCAAGTCTCTCATCTCCATCGTGGGTAAAAGATTGGTTAACAACTGCCTCATAAAACTTCTGTGTTGCTGGCACCATATTTTGTGCAGAGTTTGGATAAGAAACTACAGGCAAACCTTCTTCATCCAAAACCATAAATGTTCGCTGCCATCTGGCAGGGTCAAAAACAATTTCTTTGACATTAAATCTTTCATCTCTGAAAGTGTCCACAATTGTTTGCTCAACTTCGGCAACTGGAATATGCCAGCCTTGTTCAGCATCATCTGGTCGCTCCCATAAACCAACAACCATTAAATGTGGTTTATCGCCACCTAATAACCAGGCAACCAAAGCAGTTGAGTCATTAGAAAAGGCGCCATCAAATGCAAGGATTACATCTTCGCCAGGTTCAGGAAATCTTTCTGGGTCTTTTAGGGCTTCCCAAGCGCCCATTGGCAACCAAGCAACAGATGTGCTTACAAAACAGTTAAGGCGTTTTGTACGAAACTCTGCTTCAGGTGTGCGAAGAACTGCCGATTGCATTTCTTCTTTATCAAGCAAATCTGCATAACCTGGATTTGATTCCAACCAAAGCGATTGGTCACGGTGATCACCTTCGGGTGCTTTGGGTTCCCACCAAGAAAAGAAAAATGAAGGGTCTTTAAGTTCGCCCTTAACAACTTTTTGCCCGTACTGATAGAGCGAGTAACAAAGAGAATCTTGCCCGTTGCTTTGTGTCTTAACTCCTGCAGTTGTGATGCCTAAAAGAAGTGAATCGGCACGCGCACCACCTGCAAGAGAAAGCACATTCCAAAGTTCCCAAGATGGTTGTGCGTGAACCTCATCAAAGATTACAAGCGGTGACGGGTTCAAACCTTCTTTGGAATAAGCCTCAGCAGATAGAACGCGGTAAACGCTGCCTTTGTCTTTGTATTCAATAGCATCACGGTAAAGGGTGAACATTGATGAGAGTTCATCATCTAGTTCAATCATTCGCTTGGCGGTGCCAAATACAATTCTTGCTTGATCTCGATCAGCAGCGCAAGAATAAATTTCTGAACCGTTGCCACCCATTGTTAAACCTGCAAGCCCCATTGAGGCAGCCAAGGCAGATTTACCATTCTTGCGACTCATTCCAATTAAGGCGGTGCGGTGTCTAAACCTGCCATCTTTACGGCGGGCAAGAGTATGGCGCAATAATTCTTTTTGCCAGGGGCGAAGTTCTAACAACTTGCCCGCTGGCGATGCCACTGAATCTTTAGTTACGCGGCAAACGGCCTCAGCGAAGTTGGCGTACAAATCTCCATCGCCTCTATCCATATCAGCAAGAGGAACATCCGTTAGCCATTTTGGCGGCCAGCCCGCAATCTCAGCCATTCTTCTTTTGTGCCTCAAGTAAAGCCTCTAATTTACCTTTGGCTTTAACTTCGGCAACCCCCAATTTGCTTCGATCAGTTGGGGTTAATCCCAAAAGCGAAAGCAATTTAACAATATCGTTTTCAACTGTGTTTAACATTCCAAACAAAGGATTGGCGTAGGCGTAGCCTTTGTCGGTATAAAGCACATAATCCATTGCGGCTAACTTTTCTTTTAGCTCGTACTTCTTATCCATCTTCTCGCAAAGTTCAACAAGCAACTTGCCGTCAGTGTTGGCAATCCAAGGCGCCATCTGGCGAACATCTAGCCACATCTTTGCGCCAGCATCGCTTAAGTGAAGCGGTGAATTGGCCTTGATTTGTGAAAGTGCAATTACATTTTTCAGATCGGGCAACTTGCGTTGCCCTGGGTTTCCGTTCTTGCGCTTTTGTTCAGTTGGCTTTGGTGGTCTGCCTGCAGTCATTGGTTTCCATTTCGCTTAGTAACCCACCGCCCCCGACAGGTTTGCTGCTTTGCTAATTGGTAGGTAGCCAACAACTTTGTCAATTGTGTTGGCGTTTTCAAAATCTGTTGTTGCTGGCATTGGTTCATTCTGCCAAGCGATTTCTTGCTCTAATAAGTTCCAGGCATAAATTCCAAGCGGCGTTGAGTTTATGTAAAGCGCTTGGTAGTTCAATTTCTTTGCTTTCAAAACCAAGGCATCAAACTTTGATTTCTCAATAAGCAACTCTGGATAATGCGTGCGCCTGCATTTAAGTTCAATAACAAAACCGTGTTCAGCGCTGGTGCAATCTGCACGATCAAATTGGTTTGAACTTTGTTCTAAGTCGCGCAAGTAATTAGTTTGCAAAAAGTAAAATAACTTT